ACAGTTTCTAGCCTATCTGTACCAGACAAACCAATATGAACTCGCCGACTGGGTCAGGGGAAACGTAAAGTTCCCGTCGTGTATGGTAGACCGTATTACACCCAGAACTACCAAAGAACTTCGCGACGAAATTAACGGAATGTTTCCGTATCACGAGTATTCGGTCGTACAAACCGAAGAATATTCCCAATGGGTCATCGAAGATGACTTTGCATCCGATTTCCCGGATCTTACAGAAGTGGGGGTCACCGTCACAAAGGACCTGGAACCGTACGAAGAGACCAAAATTCGTATTCTCAACGGTGCCCACACATCTCTCGCGTACATGGGTGTTCTTTCTGGGTATGACACTTTTGACCAAGTGATGGCTAACGGTGTGCACCGTAACCATTTCAAACAACTTCAAAAAGAAGAGATCATTCCTTCGATTGAAATGGAGCTTCCATTTGATATTGATGAATACGTAGAAAAAATAGAAGAACGATTGTCATCCATCGACAACCATGATGACCTCGAACGTATATGCATGGATGGCTTTACTAAGTTTCACACATTTATCGTTCCTTCCCTCCGAGTGTGCTTAGAGCAGGGCAAGAGACCCATTCATACGTATCGTAGTATCGCTGCGTGGTACATTTATGCTCGAAAGTTTGCTCGGGGGTGCAAGAAAATCAAGTACACGGAACCAAATTGGTTACTCCTCGAACCCCTTTTACGGGATGGGGCTATCGATTCGTTCGTGTCCAACGAACGTCTTTGGAGTGACATTCCCAAAACTTACATCTCATTCTCAAGAGACCTAAAATCTATACTCATGTCCCACACGTATGAAAGGGAAATCGATTTACTCACGGATGATTAACTGTATTGCTCGATATAAAGAATCACACGATCTTCGTTTGATGTGTTTTCCGCCCAATGTGGAAGCTTGGCGTCGAAAATTATGTGTTTTCCATTTTCTTCGCTCATCTTACCAAGTGTAGAGTGATACAAATTACACCCCTCGGGGCATTTTAGTCCGAGATGATAAGTAAATTTGTAATTCGCACCTACGGTATCGGTATGTTCCTTTAATTTTGTGTGTGATTTCATACGTGTAAATGCTGCAACGCGTACACCGGGAATCGTTTTCAACAAATTCACCGTCAGTGGTGAATATTTTGCATTTGATTCTACGACATGTTCATCCCATATGATAGGCCATTGTTCCCAACCTTCTTGCCAACCCTTAATCCAACCATGTTTACCAGACTTGTACTTGGTTAAAATGCGAGTTATTCCGTCCGATTTTAACCAATCACCAAAAACTCTTGGCTCTTCTTGAACATAATCATACGGAATCTGTTCGAGTTCGTTATTTATGATTCCCCAAAATCTTTTGAGTTCCTTGAGGCTCATTACATTTAAAATAGAAATTAATTACATATGTGACCACCCGGGCTAAACACAGTATTGTTCACATTAAAATGATAGGCGCAATAACTCTCTTTACAGTGTTCACACGTTTTAATAATACCATTTGAACTACACATGTGTTTGTGAAGAGTGGCACATGTCTTCTCAATCTTAGGTCGTTCACTTTTTAGCTGAGATTCACTTTTCAATTTTTCCAGTTTTCGAGGTTTTTGGGGACCTATTCGTTCGTGTATTTCGTGAACAGCAGTTTCGATGGAATCTAACTTCTCAAGTAATAGGTCTTCATTGTTCTCTCGCGAAACAATCTTGGGCATTAGATGTTTGGGTGGTATCTTGAAAATGATCTTATCGTAAATACTGAAGTTTTTGATCTCGGGTCGACTCTTGGGTTGTTTGGCACGAGCAAGATCAACTTTACCACCATCGAGGTAATCAGTTACATCCAGAAATTTGTATTTCAATCTAAAATATTTGTAACCACGCATGACCGTAGACTTTGATTTGCCTCTAGGGACACAGTATCCCTCTTCCGGTTCCACACTTTCAGCTGGGTTGAATACACCTTTCATGTTTCCACCCATGGGACCTCCATTTGCGCCCAACTCCGCCTCGAGTAATTCCTTTTCCTTGTACCAAATAAGTTCATAACGAACGTCCCAATCGGTTTCATTTATGAAATGGACTTTTGTTGGATAAAGAGGATAGGGAACACAACAATAGTATTGTACCGGTTCGGAATCTAACATATTATTACCAAATATTTTATCTAAAAGTTTCGCAATTCACCACTCATTCTAGAGTAAAACGTCATCTCATCAACCCACTCGATGGGTGCTTCTTCCTCTTCCTCGAGGAGCCTGTCTCGAAGTTCCGCAAGTGTCATATTGTCCTCAAGTTGTTCCTTGAGCTCGGCGAGGGTGATGTCGTCTTCGTCCTCGTCGGGCATGTCCTTCTTGGTCTCTGTGGAGGGGATGACGCTGACTTTAGTGTTGGGGCGTAGGGATGTGAGGGCAGCCAAAGTTTTTATGGCGGCAGGACCGGATGCGATGACTCGGGATTGACCGGGTCGGGGGCAAGCGCGTTGGATCTCGAAGAGCATGTTGTTTGTTTGTTGAAAATTACAAAAGTTGAGGTCGACTTAGGTGTCATCTAAACCAAAATCCATTTGCGGGTGATGATGAGGGTATATTGGTTGCACTATTTGTTCTAGAAAGAGCTGGTCGAGGAATGAAAGAGTACAGTTTCTTTAACTCGGTACACAGAGTTAGGTAGACGTTCTCGGGGATTTTATCAGATATACTGTCTATGAGTTGCATTACATTCTGAAGTACGTTCATTACTATAGTACACGGCTAAAAACTTTAAGGGTCATCCACCAATAGTCCATCGTCGTCATCCACCCAAAAATCACGGAATTCCGCGTCCCAGCTATCGCGAGCATAGACACGGGCACCAAGTCGCCTCAACTTGTTTTCCTCTTCCCTCGCGCACATCTCCCACCTTTGCATAGATTCTTCATACTTGCAGACATTTGCTTTCGCATTTTCGATGAAGGTATCGTTGATACTGCGCAAACTGTTACATTCGTCCTTGAAGTCGTCATAAATCTTCTTCTCAAAGGCATGAAGTTTTTGGATCGTTGCGAGAGAAAGTTCATCATAACACATGAAACCCCTCTTCGCCCTTACAATCTCGTTATCCGTTCCAATTTCCATGACGATCGTGCGAAGACCGTTTTCCACCAGGTTTTTCCAGGTCCAGGAGCTGTGGGGCACGGTGGTGGTAATATGACCAACGAACTCCCCAGCCTCACCACCAGTAGCACAATGGACGTTCTTTTCACACCACCTCTGAATAGCCCGCTTCTTCCGCGCCGTAGTCATACGTGTGATAAGTGGCGGAGCTCGTGCCTGCTCTTTCTTCACCTCTTTTTCCCACTTCTGAACCTCCGCCCACGCCTGGTGCATGCTCCTCACATAGTCCAGAAGATGATCCCTGATGATTTGAATGCTAACCTCTCGGCGTGCTCGCTCGTCGGCCTCGCGCGCAGCCTCATTGTGCGCCTCGTAGTCGCTGTCGTCGTCATCGTCACTGTTGCTGTCAAGTTCCGAATCGTCATCGCTGTAGTAGAAGGAGTCTTCGTGGAATGGCTTGTCGCCGTTGAGCTTGTCGTGGATGCGTTTGAGTTTGTCAGCCATGTCCAAGTACATGCCATCTCCGATCTTGCCGGAGATGTCGTCGAGGCAGGCCATAAGACTTTGGAGATCTTCCATTTTTTCAGTTGAAAATTAAAAATTCTAACTTCTACTTAGGTTTCATTTTCAATTTCCTGTCTTTGCGGAGGACAGTAAGTAACTCGTTCACCTTGGTCGGTCGCCGCCCACTCTGCGTGGAGTTGTTCTAAGAATACACTGAGACCCGGATGCTCCTCATCGATCCATTCCCGTGGTTGACCATCAGTTACATAGACTGGTGGCCCGTCCCTTTGAGGGTCGTAATCACTTATCGTGAGAGGTTGGTTCTGATCCAAGAGAAACCGGGGTGGTTTCACTTTATCTCTCAAGTCTCTGATCGTGTTACACAACTCCAGATAGTCCCCCTCGGGGATCTTATCACAGTTTTTATCTACGAGACTTTGAATTTTATGAAATAGATCCATTTTGTTCTTAATATTACAACAAATGCGCGCTACTTAGGTCCTTAAAAGACCTCGAACTTCTCTTGATAAATTTTTGTACATGCTCAAATTCTTCGATGAGAGGTGTTATGTCATCATCTTTGTACATAGCATTCCTGATCTTATCGTGTATATCCAACACATCCATGTACTCATCATTCACATAACTCTTTTTCGATACGAAGGATAAGAGTCTTTTACACTTCGTAAGGAGAATTTCAAGGGTTACACGTCTTTCACCCCTTTCACTTTTAGCAACTTCGATGTAGCGCTTCTCACCACAATCGTTTGTCGTCTCTATGAGTTCCCGGGACAAAAGCTTATCGGCGAGACTCATTTCGGGTCGAACAGGTTCTTGGGTAAAGACACCGACGACCTTTCGTAAATAATCGAACATTTCTTCTTGGGAGCCGGGGGAGGTTCGATGGGAACAGTGCAGTAGAGGACTTCTTCCCAGATCTTTCGCTGTACGTCGGGGCACAGTGGTTCGGTAGCCTGTAAGAATGCAAATCTCAGATCGTCTGTGGCCAATCCAGGAACACCAAAAGGTACACTGGAGTGGACAAAGAGTTCGTTAATGGGGATCACGAAATCGTTCATTGTTAATTTTTCATTTCTTTGTGCGTTACTTAGGTCTTACTCGCACTTCTCATCGCAGTCCTCCTCTTTTTGACTGCACATGGATCTCTCGATGGCGAGCTTCTCGAGTTCGACATCGAGCCACACCCTATATGGGGCGTCCCACAAAGCCATCTTGACCCACTTGTAGATGTTCGTAAGGTAAGTCGGACCCATGCTCATGATAGCCTGGGGAATCGCCTGAGTGTAAATCATTTTTTATTAACTTTAACAGCCATTTTTTTATACCCCTTGTAAACATCCACGGCTACGAGAGTAAATAAAGTCGTGTTTAGTCCTATCGAAATCTTTGCGATTGGAGGAACTGGGGGCATAATATAATCTCTAGTGATATTAGAAATGTCACTTGACGACATACCTAAAAAGGTTCAGTACGTAGTGTTAGATTCTGACTTTGTGAACGGCACGAACAACACCTTCTCTCTCGACCTCACACTGGAGTCAAACACTCACGTGGAAGACATGAGTCGAGTGCTTGGTATAAAGGTCGTCGACTTTTACATCACACAAATCGGTGACAGTGGTGGTAGCGGAACCACGAACATCGCGAAATATGTGGATATTGTCTGTCCGGAAGTTCCAAAGGTGGCTCAAATCCTTGACGAAAGACAAGGACAGATACTTGCTAGAGTTCCACTCGAACGACACTTCTCCGGAAGTAGCAGTCTCATCTTACGTGATAAACAATGGCGAAGATTCAACCAACAAACAAATTACTTCAATCCAATCTCAATCAAAAAACTAAATTTCACAATCAACGAACAACAAGATGACGGAGACTACATGACACTCCAACCTGATGCCAAGTGGTACATGATACTCGAGGTGACTACACAAAACGTAAAAGAAAAACCAAAAGACCGTGAACTTCAAATTCTAATTGCACTCGAAAAACTTTTGAAAAAAATCGACAGACTCAATGAAAATGTTGAGAGGTTACCCGAAAAACCTCCAGACGAAAACCCTAAAAAATACTCATTTGGTCTTTTAGTCGCCATTTTGGTCTCAATATTAGGTGGGTTTATTTGGTGGGTCAATAAATCTTCTGCGTAAAAAGTATGGGAGGTAAAAAGGGTCGCAACAGTTTAAAATTTTCACTCTCATCGTCTTATGATGAAAATGATTATTACTTCGAAGAGGAGATGGATATACAAGTGGTACATCCAACAGTGACACCGAAAAGTGAGAATCAGAAGAATTATAACCGAGTCTTGTACAGTATTAGTAAACCCATGGTTTTTGCGATAGGACCGGCGGGGACGGGTAAAACGATGTTAGCGTGTTACGCCGCCATAGCTGGATACAACGACAAAACCTTCAAGAAAATTGTATTAACTAGACCCGTTGTATCAGTAGAAGAAGACATAGGATACCTACCAGGAACTTTGGAAGAGAAGATGGATCCGTGGACGCGTCCAATTATGGATGTGTTTGGTGAGTTTTATAACCAAAGTGAGATTCAGTATATGATTAAAGAAAAGGTCATCGAGATATGTCCTTTGGCCTACATGCGAGGAAGAACGTTTAAGAATGCTTTTGTGATTGCCGACGAGATGCAAAACTCGACGCCCAATCAGATGAAAATGCTCCTCACGCGTATAGGCGAAGGTTGTAAAATGGTTATTACGGGTGATCCCAAACAACATGATAGAAAGTATGAGGACAACGGTCTAAAAGACATCTGGACAAAGTTGGAAGGGAAGCACCACAAACGTATTGAGTGTATAACATTTGATTTTGCCGATATAGAAAGAAGTCCCATCGTGCGAGATATTCTCGAAATTTATGGTGACGCGTGACAACATTTCATATTGTAAGATATAGTTATACGACCGGGGATGGAACAAGGGTTAACATGATGATATAGAGATGATGGAAACACTATAATACTACCCTCTTTAATTTCTGAAACGTCACCAGTATCAAACGAGTAATCCTCGTCCGGAGTTGCTGACGTTTTACACATGTAAGGAACGATGAACTCCGTGCCATTGTTTTCATTTTTGTCATTCAGTATGTAAATAAAAGAAAATGCACTCTTAAATATATCTCCTTCTTGTTGTATCGCACACGTCTCATGATTATGGATTTTAAACCCTCCACCACGTTCATATTTCGTATACCAACCAGCGTCTACGACGCATTTATCAATCACTAATTTATCCGTATGTCCCCTTAGATTATATTCCTTAATCATTTGCTTATACGGTTTGAAAACGAGAGCTTCTAAAACATCTGGTTCGCCTAAAAATGACATTTCTTTATTAGCTTCTGTCGATGAAAAACTCGTAAAAGCGTTAAATACACCAGGAGTATTATCCTTGTAAGTATTCTCAGTGGATTTTATTTTCGCCATGAGTTTATCCTTCATCTTTGAGTGTTCGGTATTTTCTGTCCAATAAACAAATTCGCTTGGAAAAAAATAAATTCCCATGTATCCTAATAACTTTAAACTTTTAACTTAGTCTCATCGTGCGAGATATTCTCGAAATTTATGGTGACAAGTAATACTAATACACAGATGGAAGTTGGAACAATCATGTCTGTATTAGCACTGTGTTCGGGAACACCCCTCGAACCTTTACCGTTGCTGTACATTATGGCATCGGCTCGATGGGCCTACGGAGCGGATAGGTACCTCGACGGAAAAACCGAAGACTCACCCGAATCCATAGCCGCGGCACTTCTCATAGCAAATCTTATACTTTGGTACTCCGATGAAACGAAATACGTCGCTCCAGAAATACTTTCAATTTTACTGTATCCTTCATTTAAACAAAATCTACCACTACTCAAACCATTCTACGTCGGGACATTTTGGGCGGGAGCTATCAGTGTTGTACCACATCTCATAGCTCACACGGATATAGTTCAGGATCAGGTCATAGCAATGGGACTTCTCGCGTCGAGTGTATCAAATTCAGCGGACATAGAAGATGTAGAGGATGATATACAAAACGGGATTTACACGATTCCGGCTCGCTTCGGGGTACTCCCCACGAGAGCGCTTTCAGCCGGTTTGTTTTTAGGTTCGGTGTACAAGAGTGGAATTATTCCCCACGCGATTCCCTTTCGTCAACGCTATCGAAAGCCTCATCCCCATATAGGTCTTCCAAGATTTCGAGCGTCTCTTGTATATCCTTGATAGATGACTTAGCCGAGCGCATGTTCCATTGTGCCAGTCTCTTGAGCTTAGCCTGACCACGTTTGTACTTCGAAACCTGTTCCCTGAGACGGTGAATCTCTACGGGGTCAAAATACTCTGGTTTTTTCACTACAAACTGACGTTTTCGAATATGCTTGGGTCGCTTGGACTCATTGTTGGCAGTGTTATAAATACGAAATGGGGTGATAGCCAGCATCTATTTATAACGGGTTTCAGAACTTTATATATATTTAGGCCTCGGGCGTCTTCTTCTTCGCGGGAGCCTTCTTCGTCGTGGTCGCCTTAGCGGGAGCCTTGGCGGACACGCACTTACAAGCGCAAGCGGGACCAGCAGGGCCGGCAGGACCGGGAGGGCCGTGGGGACCGGTAGGACCCACGGGACCGACGGGACCCTGAGAGCCTTCGCCACCAGCACCACCCTGGTCTACCATCTTGAGAAGGAGGTCAAATAGGCGGCCCTTATCGAGGCGGGTACGCTGCATTTCATCTTCAATTTCCTTGCGGAGCGACATGTTACTATATATAAAAGAAAGATTATCTTTATACCTAGATGATTATCATAGGTCCGAATCTCATAACTGGAATTGGTCAGCATGCACAGAAATACGTAAACGTGTTTCGGCCTGAAGGTGGTTACTTTCTCATCGGTAAGGAACTTCCTGAGACTGAACACGGACTCATTTTCATGTTACCGACCAACGACCACCTCGAATATGTCAAGTATGCAAAAACACGGGTAAAGAACCTAGCGTGTATGACCGTTTGTGAAACGGAGACTGTCCACGAAGACTATGGAAAAATCATGAAAGAGTTTAAGAGGGTGGCCGTACCGAGTGAATTCTGTAAAAAAGTACTCTCGAGACAGTTTCCGGAGAATGAATTCTTCGTCATTCACGCGCATATTCCAACTCCTAGAGAACGTCCGTACACGTTCTACCACATTGGGAATATTCTCGACCCGAGAAAGAAGTTTCACGAAATACTTCAAGCTTTCGTGCGCCTCAATGAACCCAATTCTCGATTGGTCGTAAAGGCTACGTGCGGAAGAGACGTCGACGTTCAACTTCCAAAAGTAGAAGTCATTAACGGTTTGATATCGAATGAGGATATGAATGCTCTACATGATAGATGTGATTGTTACGTCAGCTTTTCTCATTCCGAGGGTGTGGGTATGGGTGCAGTAGAAGCAGCACTCAGGGACAAACCGGTCATCATAACCAATTACGGTGGAGCGCCGGAGTATGTGAAAACTCCCTATACGATCGATTGTGAACTTCAAGAGTTGGAGAGGGACGATTTTCTCTTCAAGAAGGGAATGACTTGGGGTAAACCCAATTTCGACCAACTCTTGGAGTTCATGAGGCACGCGTACGATAACAGGGTTCGTCATATGGATCACGAACATACTAAAAAGCTTGTTGGGAAGGAAAACGTTTTACAAGAGTTCATCCTGAATATAATTGGTGGCGAGAATGATAAGACCGATGAGAATAGTACCACTCATGAGTGAACCCTTCTGGGCGATGATAGTCATCACGAGGTCATCGAGAGGCTGGAAACCGGTGGGTTTGGTGATGATACGAGGTACGAGAACACTTATAGTGATGTAAAGAGTCATCGCTATTATTACAGGCCTAAGACTTTCTTGGTCTAGCATCATTTACTATACTACACGATTTTCTTTCCAATGACTTCCTTGTCGATTCTGTGCTTCTTACAGAAATCTCCACACACCGCCTTGAAAGAACATTGCTTTCCCGACATGGTTGTTGCCATGCAAATTTTACTCTGTGAACGTTGCTGCACGGCCCGCACCTCTGGAGCCTTATCAATCACGATGATCTTGCGCTCATCCTTCTTAGCCTCGTGCTTTTTGTAAGCCATCTTGCACTTCCACGTTGCGTCCGCGAGTTTGATGCACCGGTCATCCGCATCGGCAAGTCGGTGCATCTTGACGGCGTTCGCGAGGCAGTCCTGCCAAAGTTGATCACGAATGACTTCCATATTTGTTTCTTACTTTTCACGTTTTTATGATTTACTTAGGTGTTCAAGCTTCACCTCCGATTTCTGCGAGATAAATGTCAACTTGTCCCGCAAATTCCGGACACGTCTCGGTCGTCTTTTTAGTAACCATGTCTTGTACGTTGATCACGTGCTCGGTGAACTTCTTAACATCAATACCCGTCGCGTTGTGAATCTGGCTATTCGTCGCGATATCTTTGAGAGCGTAGAGGTAAGCCGCGGCGTAATTCGCGTGAAGAATAGCCACGACAGGTGACTTATCTTGTTGCGCCGCTGTCGCATACCGAGCCGACTGGCGGATAAGTTTCTCGATGGAATGTTTCATACCTCTCGTCTTGTTCTGCATCATCACGATGAGAATGAATATGGCGATGATGAAATAGAAGTACATCTCTTAAGATATCCAAAGAAAAATTATCACCATAAGTTATGGCGGTGGATAAAGATCTACTTGTAGTGATGAATACTATAGATGACACTAAAAATCACATGTCTGAGGGGCAATATATCAAAACATGTGATTCTATCAAGCGAATACACAAAAAGTTAAGCAGACCCAAGGTTGTCCTCCCAGGGTTCGGTGTGTCATTCCCATTGAAAATGTTTTACATGTTTTCGTATGCAGTTTCAGTGGTGAAAATAGTAGAGGGTATTAAAAAGGCGGTCACACGTTAGTGTATGTTCAATATATTCATGTTAATACCACCGTACATGATATTTAAATATTACTTTCATCTTTCATCCAGCTCTAATTGATAAGTTTGCATTGTTTTCACGTGCTTACCTTCATCGTCGCGTACATTTACAAACACATCATGAAGGCTCGTCGCATCACCGTAATAATCCGAAGCTACGACCGGTGCCTTCTCGAGTGAGAGACTCGTACCATGATTCTTGACAAACTCGTCATATGTGTGATACGCATGCTCTTCAATCTGTTCAGACAGGTTATACGCCATACACGGGGACACCACATAAATCAAACACGTGAGCCAATAGTAAAAGAAAGCTACGTGTTGTGCAAAGAATCGATCCACGTAGCGCTCGTCACCACCCAACTCTTCCATGATGAGAAGATGGTGGTACTCATTCATAGTCTGTGCAAAATGGGTCTCCAAGTAATCAGCCTTTCTCCACAGTCCCAACGTTTCGTAAAGGTGTAACACGGAGACGAACGAAAAATAGGGAACTCTCGCGACCGTTTCGAGAACATAGAACCGAGCGTAGTCACGCCCCTCGTAGAGTTTGTCGATGACTTTTACTGCCGAGCCCACCGCGACCTTGTTGATACGGCGTTCAATCTTACGCACTGGTGCGATGGGCTTCTGGCAAAGAGTGAGCATGTATTTTTCTATAGATTAATATTTTTAAACCTAAGTGAACACAATCTTCTTCAAAATTAAGTAAAAAAAACAATGACTTACTCGAACGTGTCGCTTATCGATTTGATCCGCGCAGGAGAACTTCGCGTCAACAGCCATGTCTCAGTTACACTTCCCCGTAACATGGGTGTATGTATAGGGATTTTGAACTCAGATGGGACCATCACATTTGGTATCGGTGGGAGAACCGCACCATTTTCCCTTAACGAGTTTGTGAAAACAATCTTCGGTTACGGACCGAATGGTTGGCAGACTGTTCGCGACGAACATGGCGTTACACTCTATCAAGTTCGAGCAAGGTATTTGCGTGCCAGAGGGATCGAACCCACGAGAAGACGAAACAGGAACGTGCACCAAACCCATCATAAACCAGCCGACACCTTTGATCAGATGAGAATGGTGGGAGTCGTTGTCAGCGACGGGAACCAAGAAAGAGTGATTCGAACCTAAGTTAGAGATTAGAGTTGTAATAAATTCAAGAAAGTATGGAATCAGTTCAGAAACTTAGTCATATCGAACACGTACTCAAACGACCCGACTCATACGTGGGCCCGGTTGATTCGAGCACTGAACCTTACTGGATTCTCAATGGGAAGAAATTCGAGAAGAAGAACATCAAGTACTCCCCAGCCCTATTGAAAATCTTCGACGAGATCCTCGTGAATGCGATCGATCGTAACTCCCTTCATCCCAAGAATGTGACAGCCATCTCTGTTTCTATTGAGAAAGAGACTGGTGCGGTCACCATTGAAAACAACGGACCACTCGGGGGTATCGGTATCAAGTTTAACGATAAGGAGAACGTCTGGAACCCCGAACTCGTATTTGGACATCTCCTAACAAGTACCAACTATGATGACAGCCAAAAGCGGATAGTCGGAGGTAGGAACGGATATGGAGCCAAGTTAACGAATATTTATTCGAGCGATTTTTCAATCGCGATCAAAGACCACGAAACAAAGCAAACGTACACCCAAAAATGGTCCAAAAATATGTCCGTTTGTGAACCTCCAAAAATCAAAAAACATGCAGGTGCTACATCTTCCGTGGCTGTAACTTTCACCCCAGATTGGGGACGTTTCAAGATGTCCAAAATGGACAACTCCATCTACAAGATTTTTCAAAAGAGGGTGTGGGACGCGAACATCTGCACTTCAGCAAATTGCAAAGTGAAGTTTAATGGTGAAGTTCTTCCCAAACAAAACTTTGAAGCTTATGCGAAGATGCACGGCTTTGACAAAGTACACAGTGCTACAACCGACCGCTGGTCCGTATGTGTCGGACCATCTGAGGATGGAATGCAACAGGTATCGTTCGTGAACGGTATCTGCACCACTAAGGGTGGTACGCATGTTGACCATGCTGCCTCACTCATCGCTTCTGGAATTATCGAAGAGATGGCCAAGAAGATCAAGCTCAAGCCTCAACAGGTCAAAAACACGTTCGCCATCTTCGTGAAGGCAACCCTCGAGAACCCAACCTTCTCGAGTCAGGTCAAGTCTGAGTGTACCCTCAAGGCTCAAGATTTTGGGTCCAAATTTGAGATGCCCAAAACCTTTGTCAAAAACGTTTTGAAGACGGGTGTTTCAGATGAACTCACGGCGCTTTCGAAATTCAAGGAGATGAAAGAGTTGGCTAAGACTGATGGAGGAGCTCGTAAGAGTAAAATTACAGGGATCCCAAAGCTCGATGATGCCAACAAGGCAGGTACAGCTCAATCTGGACGGTGCACACTCATCGTGACTGAGGGTGACTCAGCAAAGACCCTCGCTGTCGCCGGTCTCTCTGTGGTTGGAAGGGACCACTACGGAGTCTTTCCTCTTCGGGGTAAATGCAAGAACGTGCGTGACGCCTCTGTCGCACAGTTGACTTCGAATCAGGAATTCAACGATCTCAAGAAGATTCTTGGTTTGCAACAAGGCAAGGAGTACAACAACGTATCAGAGCTTCGCTACGGTCGTCTCATGATTATGACGGATGCGGATAACGATGGTTCCCACATTAAGGGTTTGATTCTCAATCAACTCCATTATTTCTGGCCCAGCCTCCTCAAGTTGGGTTTCGTGGTATCTATGGTGACACCCATCATCAAGGCTACCCGTGGTACCCAAACGAAATCCTTCTACACGGATTCAGCATTTCGTGCGTGGTACGGTACTGGCCAATCCGGGTGGCGCATTAAGTACTACAAGGGTCTCGGTACCTCGACCTCAAAAGAAGCCCGTGAGTATTTCTCTAAAATCGAGGACCTCACAGTCAAGTTTGATGTTGACACCATGACCGACGAGTCTATCGTTTTGGCTTTTGACAAAAAGAAGGCTGATGACCGTAAGACGTGGCTTCTGGAGAGTACAGCAAAAAATCCAAAGGACCTCGAAATTCCATACGGTAAAGTCAAGCAACTGGGCATCACCGACTTTGTACACAAGGACCTTGTGAACTTTTCACTCGCAGACCTCAAACGTTCCATCGCCCACGTGTGTGATGGACTCAAACCGTCCCAACGGAAGGTTATGTATTCCTGTTTCCAGAAGAATTTGACTGCCGAGATGAAGGTGGCACAGTTGGCTGCTTTTGTGGCTGAGAAGAGCGCCTATCATCACGGTGAAGTATCCCTGGCAGAAACGATCGTGAAGTTGGCGAATGACTATACGGGCAGTAACAACATCAATCTTCTTGAACCTTGTGGTCAATTCGGAACCAGGCTCATGGGCGGCAAGGATGCGTCTCAGACGAGGTACATCTTCACACGACTGACACCAGAAGCTCGAAAACTGTTCGACCCCAAGGATGACGCCATTCTCAACTATTTGGATGATGATGGTCGCTCCATCGAACCCGACTTTTACATGCCTACTCTTCCTATGGTTCTCGTGAATGGTACAGAAGGCATTGGTACCGGCTTCAGTTGCTACGTACCTCCGTTCAACCCGGAGGATATCCGTGAGAACATTCTCAACTTTCTCCACAACAAGAGCCTCAAGCGAATGAAGCCGTGGTTCAGGGGTTTCAAGGGTAAAGTTTTCGAACAAGATGACGATTCATGGGTGACCCGGGGTCTTTGGACGTGTGTCGGTAAGACGATCAAGGTGACTGAACTTCCACCGGGTCGGTGGACACAGGATTACAAAGAACACCTGGATAGCCTCGTCGAAAAGAAGATCATCGGTAGCTTTACCAATAACAGTACGACGGAAAACGTGGATTTCCTCATTCAAGAGTATAACGGTAAGGATGCCGTGAAGGATCTTAAACTGGAAAAGGTTATTCGTACATCAAACATGCATCTTTTCCACCCGACGCGGGGTATTCACAAATACAACACACCGGAAGAAATTTTGAGTGACTTCATCAAACTCCGTTACGAATATTACAAAAAGCGAAAGGAGTATCTCATCAAGGTTCTCGAGGCAAAATCGAAGATGTGTGAATACAAGTCGAAGTTTGTCACTATGGTCATCAACGGTGACATCATCGTCTTCCGCCGTAAAAAGCAAGAACTTGAGAACCAACTTTCCAGTCTCTTCCCCCAAATCAATGGGTCTTGGGACTATCTCCTAAACATTAAGACCGTTCAATACACGGAAGAAAGCGTACGAGAACTTCTGAAGGAATCCGAACAGGCGAAAAGGGAACTCGAACTTATGAGGTCTACAACACCCGTGAACATGTGGGAAACGGATATTAAAAATATGTAGACAATAGATAAGTATGGGTGAAGCCGCTAAGATTTCTCTCAAAGCTATTGGAAAGCAAGATCTACACTTACTTTCCAAAGACCCAGAAGACTCGTTCTTTAAGGACCGGGACATGACACGACACTCTGAATTTAGGAAGTATCACAGAAGTCGTAATATCATTAACCCGGGTCAGGTGACCGGGTGGCCATTTGGTCAAACGATAAAGGTTCAGTTTCACCCTCAAAATATGGGTGATCTTTTGAGTAACATGTGGTTGAGTATTACCATGCCTGGTCTGACCGATTTCGGTGCAGGTAAAAATTTTGCGGATCAATTGGGTAGACACATTCTCAAGAGTGTCACCATGTTTGTCGATGAACTCGAGGTGGAGAAAATTCACGATGACTGGGGAATCATATACGATGAGCTTTATTTAGAAATGTCTGAAAAGGTGGCGAATAGATTTCTTGTGAATAGAAGTATTGGTTACGATGATTCCACTCTAGACAACTTCGACGATTACGCGCAGTACTCATCTGATCTCGTGATTCCCCTCCACTTCTTCTTTTCGAGGAAGTATGCGAGTGACGAATACGCTTCGAATAAACCCAACCGTCCGTACTTTCCCATATGTGCGGTGCATCGTCAAAAGATTGAGTTTGAGTTGGAGTTTCACAAACAATCGTTCTTCACTGATACCGGCTCGGCTATACAGCTTCCAGAGTTTAGACTCATCACCGAAGAGATTACCGTGAGCCCCGAGGAGCGCAAGTTTTTTGCGACGGAGCGTCAAACGTTTGTGACAGATATCGTACGTAAACACCCATCCATAGTGAGTGATTTAAATAAAGACACCATCAGAAACAATCTCGTTCCAGACATTCCGGTGAAGTGCATTCACTGGTTTTTACGCAACACCGAATTTGAAGACGCGTCGGACTCCTCGGGTGGTAAACTCTTACAAGAAGAGAAGTATTACCAAAACCGTTTCAACTTTTCGTCCAACGTCAATTTCGATGAGGTTCAGACATTCTTCTACCCGATCATGAGCGAGGCGAGTTTTTACATAAACGGTGAGCGATTACCAAACGTATCCAACACAAATCATAATTATTACAAGTACCTGATTCCGTTCAGGAACAGGCTTTCTAGGCCTATACGCAACATATACACATACAGTTTCTCGATGAATCCGATTAATGTGGAACCATCGGGGAACTTGGATTTTAGTCAGATACAATCCGATAAGACTTCAATCGAAGTGAAGTTAGACACGTCTGCGAGTTCACTCGTTGACACGGCGACAAAGACGTATTCACTTCACATGTACTACACGGGGTATCAGACGTATATTTTTGACAAGGGTTTCATGTCACTTGCTTACTAAACAATGAGTTCTTGTTGTTTGCTATGTACTCGATGATGTTATTCTTGATGCACCATTTTATGAAATTCAGCTGTGCCAGCGTTGTATGAATTTCCTGAGATGTACCCGGAATAGTATACGCAAACTTGGCTGACCGACAGAAGGGATCAAAGAGTTTCTTCGAATAGCCATCAAGACTGCTCTTGTACGCACAGTGTACAGTGAAGAGTTTACCATCGGTGGTGGTATAAGATGTGTTATTCTTTTTCGCGTAGTTCGTGATAAACCACTCAAGATTCCGGAGTGAAATGCCACTTGTTTTGTCTAAGATGTTCATGAGTTTAGTTCGATTCTTTTCGTCTCCATAAAAGCTGTTGATTGATGATAGTAGAATAGTCGATTTGTTCATTACACTAAAATATACCCAAATCTCTAAGCTCCGAACGCGCTTCATCAATTTCGTTACACGCGTTTTCGAAATGATCGTCACTAGTCAGCGTACGTCTCTGGATTTTCTCACCCTGTTCCTTGTGGAACTTACAGTACCCCTCACACTTAGCCTTGAAGCTACACCTACGTGTGGTACCGTTGGAATCCTTGATGATTCCCTTGCAGATGTCCGTGTTGTATGCCTCTTCCCCGTCGCGCAGTAAGAGGTCGAGAGGGATCTGATGTTTTTTGTGGATATGGTCAAGAACCTCGGCCATCTTCTCTCGCCCACTTTGCGAGAGTTCTTCATCCACCTTTTCGTGTACGATTTCGTCGATCGCATCCTCGATGAGAGCGGGAAGTTGATCACTGATGAGTTGTTTCACATTTTCCATAACAATTTTGACGATACGTTTGTTACTCATCCTTACTCATACTTTGTTCGTAATTTTTAAATAAGTCGTCAACCGAATTTTGTCTTTGTCGAAATGCTTTAATACGATCTCGAAGTTCTGCAACCTTACCCGTATCGTCCAAGTTGTTCTTTTGACACTCCTCGATGAGCTGTTCTCGTTTCATGGTACTCAGGGCTGGACCAGTCTTCTTCTTTTGGGGTTTATGTTCAGCTATGATGTCACCAAAGATTTCCTGTTTGGTATTCTCGTACAGTGGATCGAGTAGGTCGCACACAGGGTTTAGAAACTTGTTTTCGAAGTAGTAGTGATAGTCAATAGGGACGTTGTTTTCTTCTACGTATTTTGGGTCTTCAGATTTTTCAAAAGCTTTGGCTTTGGGGTTATCCGTCTTGGTGAGTAGGTAAGGTACACGATCACCCGATTGGGGCTCCGAACCGGGCTTACGTTGGCGCATCTTATTAACCACTTGTACGTGCGCTTGGTTAATGTGCATACTTTCAGGACTCATGATCGATACGGATTTACCGCCAACCTTGTATGTATCAGCAAGAGACTGACTCAGGATGAGCTTCTCGTTCGGTACCTCACCGGCGAGGAGCTGAGATGCACGTTCCCGCGCCAGTTCCTTAGGCGGACCGGTATCCGGGGCGTCGAGTACTACATCGAGGAGTTCCTTGCAGACTTCTCGAACGTGAGGCGTGTTATCACGGCGTACGAGCTGGAGACCCTTCACGTCTATGTAGTCCATGTGCATCTGGTCATCTTTTCCTTTTGTCCACAGTTTAGCGGCGTAACGCTTTTTTGAATAGAGGAAATAAGGCCAATAGACCTTTTCGAGCTCCAAATTGTTTGGTTTTTTGAAGAGGGCGCTACACTCTTCTGCGGCTCTCTCACCCAATTCCCAACTGTACTCGATCGCTTCCTTACCCTTACGCTCACCGACGTCAAACTCGACCATGACGGAATCCGTGTCCCCGTACCTGACCTTGGCACCGGGAAAGTTAGCCTCTACATAGTTCTTCGTCTCTTCAATCATACCGCGACCCCTACACGTCGTCGTAGAGGCGATAGGTACACACGGAAGAATACCCTTACCCGCACCGGTGAAACCATAGACGGAGTTCATGGAAATCTTGTACGCCAACTGTTTACCGTTGTAGACTTCTTTCATCGAACCTGTAGCTGCGGCCATGTCCTTTTTCGCTTTCTTACGAAACTGTTTAAGCTCGAGAAGGATAGCTGGAAGAAGACTCGGTACACCTTGGGCAAACTTATACGTCTTTTCACCAACCTTGAAGGTTTCGTATTCAACACCAGGGACGTTCCCGTAATCCTTCTCATTCATGACGTACGTAGAGTAACAAAGATTATGCGCCATCATGATACTAGGATACAGGGCTTCAAAATCTAGGGCGGTAATAGGGGTATAATACGCACCTTTTTGTGCCTCGAGAACCGTAGCACCCTCATAGGGCTCTTCGGGAATAGCTCCGTACTTGATCGTCGGGACCATGTACCCGAGTTCGCGAGCCTTTTTCGACAGCTGGGAGAATACCTTGATTTGTTGTCCACGCTCCACGAGGAAGGCGATAGGAACCCACGTAGCTTTAGCCATCTCCAGTAAGTTCAAGAGTGTACACAGCTTTTTGATGAGAC